GTGGGATAAAAAGAACAATAAGGTTCGGTTGTTCGTTATTCCAAATAGCATATTGTACTATTTAGAGAAGATGGTATCACATGTTCGCCATTTGAAGGAGCGCGGAAATGTTATACAAATAGGAATGAAATGGAGTCGAGGAGGAGCACAACGACTGGCGGAAATATTGGGAGTGTCACAAGAAAACGAGTGGAAAAATATAATGGTAGAGGGTGATGTTACTAATATGGATCAAAGTATACATCATTTCTTTATGAACTTGTATTTTTCCACGATGTTGGACTATGAAGATCCAAAGGATCCTGATTTTAATTTAAAAAAACAAATATTGAAATGGGTGGCAAAGGCCGTGATACAGCGTGTCACTCACCTTTTTGGAGTTATCTGGGTAGAGATTCAAGGGATAGTTCCATCAGGGTGTTTCAATACAAGTCACATGGATTCTTGGATAATGTTTTTGTGGCACACACTCTTTTGTCTTCATCAAGTATCCTCCCTCCCTGAGGATCAGCAGGAGGAGGCGTACTCACATTTTATTCATTCCGTTCATTTTATATGTTATGGGGATGACAATGCATATAATAAGGGCCCATTAGAATCTAAATTTTCTAATATTTTTAATGGCCATGCATTTTCATCCTTTTTATGGACTCATTTTAGAGTAGTTTTGAAAGATGTGTATCATTCTTCTTTCCTAACTTTGGCCAGGGATGGTTGGATAGTTCAGAAGGGTTTGACCTTTTTGAGGCACCAGGTTGTTCTCAATGAGGACAATACAGAAGGCCAACCTAGGTACCTCCCCTTTCGAGATACATGGGAATATATTGTTAGAGCCGTGTGGGGTAGGGAACCTAAAATGGAGCGGGATGTAATAGATGTGATGATGTCGGCAATAGGTCATGCTTATGGGACCTATGCGTCGAATCTTGATGCGTATATGCGCCTGCGGTTTTTATTTGAGTCATGCCTGATATTAGAACCAGAGGCCCGGAAGAGATTATATGAGCGTGCAGCAGAGATGGATGAGGATTCTGTGAGGAAATGGCGAGTTGTAGGGATATCCCCCGAAGAATTAGGGGCGGGATTCCCCTCATGGGACCGTTTAAAAAAGAAAAACGTCTATGATCGCACGTATCACATTATTTCACAAATAGAG